CAGCGGCAAAAGATGAATTAGATATCCTCGAAGAAGAACTGGCGGCGCCAGAAGCAACTGAAGAAGTTAGAGGCTAATTTAAAGGTGTTGACTAATTGGTGAGTTTTAACCAGTAGTCAACACCATACCTTCTCTTAACAATTTTTTCTAACCTATAATCAACAACCCTGGTGTAATATTCTTTTGCATTACGAGGGTCTCTTATCGCCAATCTTCTGGCATGTAAATAACAACTTGTCAATCTCTCTTTCATACTTCTATTTTCTAATCGCATAACCTACAACTCCAATCACCAACAAAAGTCCAACCAGTAAATAATTCACCATCAATATATTGCCCAATAAAAAACGGCACTAATAGTGCCGCAAGAAAAATAATTAACCAGATAAAGTTAGGCAGATTTAACATCTATCAAGTTCATAGGCACGGCATATCTCATACCGTTATTCATGTTCTTAACAGCACATCTAGTTTTCATAACTTTCTCTACTGTACCTAACCAGTATTCAAATCTACCAGAAACACCTACAGTAGATCCAACTTTAACCTGAGACTTGATTTCTTTAGCCTCAGATTTTCTACGGTCTTTAAGTGCCGCAACTATAACTTTCTCATAGTTGGGTCCCCACTCATCAGACTTGATGAATGAAAGAACATCATTTAAAGTTACGAAGTCTTTTTTGAATTTAGTTTTAATCATAATATAGTCCTTTCGATTATTGTTGTAAACCTTCTAAAGCAAACTCTGACCAAACCCCTTGGTCATCAGTTACCTCTTGTGATTGTTTATCAGAATATAACTTGGTAATGATATTGTCATATTCGATATTAAGAGTATGGTTGACATCCATATCTCTAATAGATTTGATGTAGTCAATTTTTTCATCAATCGTTTTAAGTTTATTGTATTCACTAAATAATTCATTGTTTTTATTGTTTATCATAGGTATAATATACACTATAAATAATAGAAAGTCAAATAAAAAATGCACCTTTTTTAAAATTAAAAGTGTTATTTTTCAATGACTTAACAATTTGATGTAAATAAAAAGTGTTGTATTTTTGCAACAAGTGGAGAAAATATGAAGATTATAGACTTTATGAAAGGGTTAATGGGTATGTCTCAGGCACCATTCCCTAAAGATACCAAGAAGAAAAAGAAAGTAGTTAAAAAGAAAAAGAAGATTACAAAGAAGAAGGGTAAGAAATAATGAATTGCACAAACTGTGGACACCCATGTCATTGTGGACACCCTTGTATGCAAACATACAAAGATGGTGATAACCGCGATGTAGAAATTAAGTGTTGCGACCATTGTTCACATGACGATACCATAGGCAGTGATTACTGGGAGAATGGATACTAATGGCTAGAGGATTAAGTATAAACAATAATTACAGTAGAGGACCTAAAAAGAGAACATCTATTGGCAATAGTCCTAGGTCTAAACCTAAGAACAAATCTAAAAGACGATTACATACTAGAAGTCGTGGTCAAGGTTAATGCCTGCGGTACATAGAAATGGCGATGCTAATAATGGCGGTGGTATTGTTTCTTCTAATCGTAATGTTAGAGTAAACGGTCAACCTATTTCAGTAGATGGTGATAGTGTCTCGGCACATGGATTACATACAGGTGTGAAGACGGCCAATGGTAGTTCTAGTGTTCTTGCCAATGGCAAACCTGTGAACAGGCAAGGGGATGCGGACACCTGTGCCCATACAAGAAGTTCAGGAAGTGGTGATGTTTTTGCAGGGTAACTTGATAAATAGTTATCATGGCAATACTACAATCAGGATATAGAGACGCAAGCGCCACCAATGCGAGTGCGAGGTCAACTAGGATTTATAGTGATCTAGGATTATCATTCGAAAGAAATGTTGCCACAAAAGATTTGATTGTAAAGAAAGATGTTGACGCGGTCAAACAATCTGTACGAAATCTAATATTAACAAATCATTATGAGAGACCATTTCACCCAGAGATAGGTTCTAATGTTACGGCATTATTATTTGAACCTATGAACCCTATTACTGCCAATGTTCTACAAAGAACGATTGCAGAGGTGATAGAAAATTTTGAACCTCGTGCCAGACTTGTATCTGTTATCGCTTCAGCACAACCAGATAGAAATGCCTACGAAGTAACAATCAGTTTTTATGTAGTAAATGTACCAGGTCAATTAATAGAGTTGGTAACAATGTTAGAAAGAAGTAGATAATGGCAAAGAGATTAAATGTAACTGACCTAGACTTTGATACAATCAAAGATAATCTAAAAAGATTTTTAAGAGACCAGGATCAATTCACAGATTACGATTTCGAAGGGTCAACAATATCTACCTTGTTAGATGTTCTGGCATACAATACACATTACAATGCGGTCTATGCCAATGTTCTGGCAAACGAAATGTTTTTAGATAGTGCTGACTTACGAAACAGTATTGTATCACATGCCAAACATGTTGGTTATACTCCAAGAAGTGCAACATCACCTATTGCAAAATTAAATGTAGTAGTAGATGACTTAACAGGTTCAAGTGCCACTGCGGCAAGAGGCACAACTTTCACTACAACGGTTGATGGCGTATCTTATAATTACATTGTCAAAGATGATACAACAATCTCACCAGTTTCAGGTGTCTATACATTTTCAGAATTACCAGTTTACGAAGGCACCCTAGTAGAAAATAAATTTACAGTAGATACGACAAACGCTGACCAAAGATTTTTAATTAAGAATAAAAATGCTGACACTACAACCTTACAAGTGTCTGTACAAAATAGTTCTACTGATACAACTACAACAACTTACACAAAGTCAACTGACCTAGCAGATGTAACTTCAACATCTACAGTTTACTTTTTGGAAGGCGCTGAAGATGAACAATATGAAATAGTATTTGGTGATGGTGTTTTAGGTAAAGCAGTAGAGACAGGTAACATTGTAACTCTATCTTACATAGTAACAAGTGGCGTTGATAGTAACGGTGCAAGTTCATTTAGTTTATCTGGTAACATCGCAGGTAGTGATAGTGCAACTATAACAACATTTAGTAACAGTTCAGGTGGTTCTGCACCAGAGACACCAGATAGTATTCGTTTCAATGCACCAAGACAATATGCAAGTCAAAATCGTGCCGTAACTACAAAAGATTACGAAGCAAGAGTAAAGACTATTTTCCCAAATGCAAAGTCTGTACAAGTATGGGGTGGTGAAGATAACTCAACGCCAGTATATGGTAGAGTTTATATCTCAATAAGTCCTAAAGCAGGCACAAGTATTACAGAGGCAGATAAAACAGATATTATAACACAGTTAAAAGAATTTAATGTTGCGAGTATTACACCTATTATAGAAGATGTTGAAAACACATTCTTACAACTTGATATCAATGTTAAGTTTGACAACAAGTCAACTACCAAATCAGCAGATAGTATCAAGTCATTAGTTCAAGGTGCGATAACTACTTTCAACAATAATAATTTACAAGAGTTTGACCAAATGTTTAGACATAGTAAATTTATAGAAACAATAAACAAAGTTGATACTTCTATATTATCAAATATCACAACCGTAAAATTACACAAGTCATTTACGGCAACAACAACAGCGTCAACTACTTACACTATAAACTTTAGTAACGCATTGTATAATCCACATAGTGGTCATAATGCAACTGGTGGTGGTGTCCTATCATCTACTGGTTTTAAAATAAATGGTGATACTACTAACGAATACTTTTTAGATGAAGATGGTGCAGGTAATGTAAGATTGTATTATCTTGTTGCAGGTGTTAGAACATATGTAAACAACACACAAGGTACAATCTCATATACAACTGGTCAGGTAGTTCTAAACTCTTTATTTGTAACTGAGGTATCAGATGTAGATGGTGCAAGTTCAACCGCAATTAGAATAACAGTAATACCTAATTCAGTTGACATTAAACCTGTAAGAAACCAAGTCATACAAATAGATGAAACAAATACTACAACAACTGTAACAGCAGATGACTTTGATACTACATCAGGTATAGGTTATACAACATCAACAAGTTATGCATAATCTATGGCAAAGTTTAATAAAAAATTAAATCCACTTATAAGTAGGCAACTACCCTCACACATACAGGCTAACAATCCATTACTTGTAGAGTTCATAAAACAATATTATGTTTTTATGGATTCAGCAAAGATTAGTTTAAAGAGTGTAACCGCAAGTGATCAAATACTTTTAGAAACTGCTTCAGAAAGTTTTGTTGCATTAAATGGTACTGATGAAAGAAGTAGAAACGCAGGCGATTATATTCTCAATGAAGAAACAAGCGTAGGTGAATTTGTAAAGGGTGAAACGATTACAGGTCAAACATCAGGTGAGACGGCAACGATACTTGCAGAGGACACAGATAATCTTTGTATATTCGTAACTGCTAATTCAAAGTTTATTACTGGTGAAACAATTACTGGTGGTACATCTGGTGGTCAAGGTATTATTGAAAAGTATCGTGGTAACCCAAATGAAACTATAACACAATTGTTAGAGTATGCAGAGGTCAATGATACAATAGATGATTTCTTCACACAGTTTAGAAATACTTTTCTTCAAACTATACCAAACAATCTTACATCTGGTTTAGACAAAAGACAACTCACAAAAAATATTTTATCTTTATATAAAAGAAAAGGTACACAGAAAGCACACGAAATATTTTTCCGTGCATTACTCAATGAGACACCAGAATTATATTATCCTACAGTTGATATGTTACGAGTATCAGATGGTAACTTTAATACTCAACAAATATTAAAAGTAACTTTAGTATCACCAACTGATGGTGATATGTTGAAACTAAAAGGTCAAACAATCACACAAGAAAATGTCGTAGGTAATAATAATGTTAATCTTGCAACGGCAGTAGTAGAAGATGTATCTGTATCAAGTATTACACTAGGTGGTATACAAAGAGATGTTGCAACACTTATCATTTCAAAAAATAGTGCAAGTGGTACATTTGTAACAAACAATGGTGATACTATGTTGTTAGAAACTGAAGACCAAATACTCAACGAAGATGGGTCAAATGTTTTACAACAATCTACATCTACAATTGTAGGTGTGCCAAACGATAACCCAGATGTTACATTGACATGTACAATTCATTCTATCGTAGATGATGTAACTGTAACAACACCAGGTAGATACTACACAGTTGGTGAACAAGTAGCAGTAGATCCTAACGAACAAAAAGGTGGTGGTGGATTAACTTCACAAATAGACAATACATCATATGGTAAAGTAGAAAGTGTTATTGTAGAAAATGGTGGTAGTGGTTATGCCGTTGGCGATGCTCTATCTGTAACTAACCCAACTGATGGTTCAGACTTTGCAGGTGAGGTTGCGGTAGTCAATGGTGGTTTCACATTAGAACAAGATAGTTTAGAAAACGGTGTGATCATATTAGAAGATAGTACAGACGACCAACTTGTCATGGAAGCACAAACAAACTCTAACACAAATGATATTACAAAAATTAAAATAACAAACAATGGTGGTGGTTATCTTTCACTACCAACTGTGGGTGTAACATCATCAACTGGTAGTAGTGCATTACTATTTCCTGTATCTGATAGTATTGGTAAGGCATTATCTGTTAAACCAGTTGACCAAGGATTTAGATACGAAGAAGCACCGGGTATATTACCTAAGTTGCATATGCAAATTGATACCATATCAAGTGCGTTTAGTGTTGGTGAAACAATCACCGCCACAAAAGAAGATAACATCATACTAGAACCATTTGCTCAATTAGATTATTCTGTATTACTAGAAGATCATAGACAGGCAGTTTTAAGATTAGATAGTGAAGAAGGTGATATACTTACAGAAAGTGGTGAGAGTATTGCATTTGAAGAATTGGTAACTGACCCTGTGTTTGCAGGTGCGGAACAAGATGTTATCATTACAGAGGACGCTGAGGGTAATAATAGAATTGCAAATACGATTTATGAAGTGGCAGATGTTACAGACTTTGTTACTGTTACACACAATGGTTCAGACGATAGCAGATTATTAAACGAAGATACCTCAAGTGTTACTGCCGTTGTAGAGGCATTTGATAGTAATACAAACATACTTACATTGAATACTGTATCAGGTACTTTTGATGACAAAGTTACAATTACAGGTGGTACATCTGGTTGTACTGCAATTGTGAGAAACGCTGACCATGCGGTAATGACCTCTACTGTAGGCACAATTATTGAAACAGATGGTGAGTTTGTAGGTGTTGATGGATTTGTTTCTGAAAGTACAAAGAAGATACAAGATAGTTTATACTACCAAGATTATTCATATATCGTAAGAGTAGGTGAATCCATATCAGAATGGAGAGACTTTCTAAAATCTTCAATACACCCTGCAGGTTTCTATTTTGCTGGTGAAGTGAATATTAAGAATAGTATTAACATGAGAATGAAAACTGGATTCACTAGACTTTCTGGTCTAACAGAAACAGACGAGGTAATTGAAATACTAACAGTTATCTTTGATGAGAAGGTAAGAAGAAAACTAGGTACCGCAACTGACGGTACATCTTTGAGAACAAATGCTCAACTATCTATTGAGAGTAGTGCCAGTCATACGGCAAATACCAGAGATACTACAATGTCCTCAGACTATACATTAGAATTAGGGACTAGACCAAATAGTGCATTTAGATCCACAACTCTACAACAAGGGTTTGTTTATGCAGGCCCTAGAATGAAATCAATTGGTAGATTTGTTTCAACAGCATTCGACCATACGCCAGATAGAATACTATTGAATACCTCAGCAGATGAGAATGATGGACTATTATTAGAAGATGGTGGTGATATCAAACAAGAATTAGGATTGAGAGATATGGATAGTGGTATCTTATTATCTACACTAAATAATTTAAAATTAACTGGTACTGGATCTACGACCTTTGATGGTGAGGCAAACAGAATAGATGATTTCAGTTCAGATTTAAAAACGAATTTTACTATACCTGCACAAATTAGGACTACATTGTCATAAGATAGTGTATAAATAGATTAGTAAAGTCAAAAAAGGAGATTAAAATGGCCATAAGTACAGTAGATAATGTTTGTGTTAAACTCGAAAGTGGTGTCCGTTGGTATCATTTTACGGCTGATATAGATGAGGATTCAGGTTCTGATCATTACGGTTTTAAAATGCAAAAGGGTGGTGATAATTCTAGTAATGTTATGAGATTAAGTGTTGGTGGTTCAGACCTAACATCATTAGATTCCTCAGAAACAGATTACACACCTACTACATATTGCACAGGTTCAGACGGAGACGCGGTTTGGGTGAAACTATGTCAATGGGGCATAGAAAATAATAAAGAATGGATTGGATTATAGGATAAGACATGCCAGCGATAGTTACAAAAGATTTTAGAGTCCACAACGCAAGACAATTTTCAGAAAGTTTTGGCGAAAGTGCGGACACATATTACTTAGGTATTGGTAGACCTCAAGCGTTTGCCAACGACCAAGCATTTAACGATGGAACAGACACTTCACCACCAACACCAGTTGATAGTGTAGGGTCAGTTGAATACTATGTTTATGATGATATATTGAGTGCAAAGAAAGTAACAAGTTCAGATGTTTCACTTGTCATACCAAGAAGAAACTGGACAACTGGCACCGTCTATGATTACTATAGACACGATTACGGAGAAATCAATAGTGCAGGTAACACTATCACTACAGATAGTGGTGCAAGTAATTTATTAGATGGATTAATTTATGTAATGAATAGTAGTTTTGATGTCTATAAAGTTATAGACAATAACGGTGGGGCAGCGTCAACAACTGAACCAACAGGTAATAAAACAACTTCCGTATTCAGTACGGCAGATAGTTACAAATGGAAATACATGTATTCACTTACTGCAAGTGAACAGGCAAACTTTATGTCAACTGACTTTATACATGTATCAACTAACGCTTCAGATATTTCTACAACTGCTGGTGCAATCGAACATGTTAAAGTAACTGCTGGCGGTAGTGGAGGTTCTAACGGTACTTATACTAATGTTGATATTCGTGGTGATGGTTCAAGTGGTAAGTGTACAGTAGTCGTATCTTCAAATGCTGTATCAAGTGTTACAATCACAACCGCAGGTAGTGGTTACACTTATGCAAGTGTCAAAGCAAGTGATATTGGTAATGTATCAGGTGCTGATATAGATTTCATAATCTCACCACCAGGCGGACACGGTTCAGATGCAATTGCTGAGTTAGGCGGTTTCTTTGTAATGATGAATGTTGACTTTACACAAGGAGATGGATCAGGAGACTTTAACACTACAAACGATTTTAGAAGAATTGTATTGTTAAGAAACCCAACTGATAGTACAACAGGTTCAACAGCAACTGCAACAACACTAGACGGAACAAAGTCAATGACATTTTCTGGCACACCAGGATCATTCCAGGCAGATGAAAAGATTACACAGGCAAGTTCTGGTGCTGTAGGGTTCGTTGTTGATTTCAATTCTACAACAAAAGTTTTAAGATACATACAACCTCAGTTTACTAACCAAGGTGTAGATAGTGATGGCAACTTAACTGCCTTCTCCAGTACAAATACTGTTACTGGTGCAACTTCAAGTGCAACAGGTACACCAAGTTCACATGATACAACTCCTGAATTAACTGCTGATACTGGTGATATTCTTTATATAGAAAATAGAAAACCTATTACCAGGGCATCAGACCAAACGGAGAATGTAAAGTTAATCGTAGAGTTTTAGGAGAGATAGATGGCAACAAACTTTAATGTCTCACCTTACTATGATGACTTTTCAGAAAGTAAAAATTTTCATAGAGTATTATTCAGACCTGCATTTTCTATACAGGCTAGAGAGTTAACTCAATTACAAACTATTCTACAGAACCAAATTGAGAGATTTGGTGAACATGTATTCAAAGATGGTGCAATGGTTATACCTGGTGAGGTTACACTTAACACTAAATTTGAATATGTAAAACTGGCAAGTCATTCTACATCTACTGCGGCAAACATGGTAGGTCTTACAGTAACTGGTGCAACATCAGGTATTGAGGCAGAGGTTGTTAATAGTTCAGAGGCAAGTTCTACACAGGCTGCAACCATTTATGTAATATACAAAAAATCAGGCACAGACAATGCAACAAAAAGATTTACTGAAGGTGAAACATTAAACTTTACTTTCAATAGTGCAAGTTCTACGGCAGTTGTTGGTACATCTGGCACATCATTACCTACAAGTTCAAACGCTTTAGGTTTTGCAAGTTCAGTTAATGTACAAGCGGGTGTATATTTTATAAATGGTTTCTTTGTTTCTAATAGTGAAGAAACATTAATATTAGATCCTTTCACAAACACGCCATCATATAGAGTTGGTTTCGAAGTAACAGAAAGTTTTGTTACACCAGAAGATGATACAAGTTTAAATGACAATGCAACTGGTAGTTCTAACATCAATGCTCCGGGTGCACACAGATTTAAGATTGCTTTAACACTTGCAAAGAAAGAGACAAGTGAAACAGACGATACAAACTTTGTAGAATTATTAAGAGTTAAGAATGGTGATACAGAAAGTATTGTTAAGAGAACAGACTATAACATACTTGAAGAAACTCTGGCAAGAAGAACAGCAGACGAAAGTGGTGATTATGTAATACAACCATTTGACATAGATGTTAGAGAACATCAACTATCAGGTAGTAATCGTGGTATCTTTGCCGCAGATAGTTCATCTTTACATGATGGGTTAACATCTACCGCTTCAGAGGCAAGATTAGCGATTGGGTTATCGCCAGGTAAAGCATATGTAAAAGGTTTTGAAGTAGATACAACTTCACAAAAATTTGTAACGATAGAAAAAGCAAGAGACTTTGATACAATACAAAACTCTACTACGAGATTAGATATTGGTAACTTTGTTAATGTAACAAACATACATGGTTCGCCAGATATTGGTACAGTATCAGGTGAGACAGAGGCATTTAAAGAACTATCATTATTTAAAGATAAGAATACTACTAGAGGTACAAACAACGCAACAACAAATACAGACGTTCAACAAATTGGTAGAGCGAAACCTCGCTTCTTTGAATATGTTTCTGGCACTGCTGGTGCTTTATCTACAAATACAACTTCAGTTTACAAACTAGGGTTATTTAACATCGACATGTTCTCACACTTAGGTGTGACAAGTTCAGTTGCTTTCTCTACTGGTGAAACATTAACAGGTGGCACAAGTGGGGCAACAGGTATTGTTGAGGCAATCACAGCGACAACATCAACTGATCCAGATCAGATAGTTACAGAAGACGGTTTCAATCTTGTTGACGAGACAGATGGCGATGACATTATATTAGAGCAATCAGTATTAACAACAGTTGTATTAAGTAATGTATCAGGCACATTCAGTGCGGCAGAAACAGTTACAGGCGGCACATCAACTAATAGTGGTACAACTGTAGCGGCATCACCAGAAAGACCAACACAAACTGCCTTTGAGTTTGCTCAGGTAAAATCATTAGGTATGGCAGGGTCACCAAACTTTACAGCAGATACAGTTTTAACATCTACACAAACAGAAGGTGATGAAAGTAATATTACACTATCTGGTTCAATTGACATTACTGCTAACTCAACATCTATTCGTGGTAAAAATACTAAATTCAACACTGAACTAAAAGTTGGTGATAACATTGTATTTGAAACTGACGCTGGTACACAGACAAGCAGATTTATTAGTGCGATAGTAAATGATACTGAGGCAAGTATTACAGAAAGAGTTACTGGCACTGTAACTTCAGCATCTACACAAAGAAGAAGAACTAAACTACAAAACATTGATACAGTATCATTAGTATATCCATTACCAGAAAATGTTATTAAGACTTTGAAAACTACAGACAATGCTGGTATCACAGATACAAGTCACAAAGTAAGAAGACAATTCGTAGAAACTTTATCATCATCTGGTGTTGCTACGTTTAGTGCTGGTGCTAACGAAACATTTAACGCACACAGCGAGGCAGATTATACACTATCAATAATGACAGCAGGTTCTAGTGACGGTGCTATTGGTGATGTAATCTCATTATCAGGTAACAACCATGAAGGCGATAGTAAGTTCTCACTTACTGGTAGTCCATCTGGTAGACAAATACAAGTTGATCTTGGTGCTAACTTTGCCGCGGCAAAAGTAAAACTAGTTGCTACAATTACTAGATCAATTGCTAACGAAAAAACAAAAGCATTAGTTACAGGTGCTACAGCGACAGTATCAACAGCGGCACTAGGTGTAGAAAAAACTATTTCATTAGGTAAGGCAGATATCTTTGCTCTTACAAGTGTTCATATGGCGGCAGACTTTTCAACTGACGCAACAACTAGTGACACAGATATAACAGACAGATTTACACTTGACAATGGACAAAGAGATAGTTATTATGATATAGGTCGTATCGTAAGAAAAGACGGTGCTCAGAATCCTACTGGTAGATTATTAATTACATTCTCACACTTTACACACGGTAGTGGTGATTACTTCTCAGTAGACAGTTATTCTGGTGTTGTTGATTATGACAGCATACCATCTTTTGATAGTCCAACAAAAGGTAAAATAGAATTGAGAGACGCTTTAGACTTTAGACCTAGAGTATCAGACGATAGTGAGGTTGTAGGGTTTGGGGCAGTAGATAGTATTGGTGCCAAAAATTATACTGGCGGTGGTTCTTCAGCAGTTGATATGCCTAAACCTGGCAGTGATGCGACATTAGACTTTGAGTTTCATTTAAGTCGTATCGATGGTATCTTTGTAACAAAAGAGGGATTGTTTAAACAAGCGAAAGGCCAACCAGCGATAGACCCACAAAGACCAGAACCATTTGACGATGCTATGGCACTTTACTATCTAAACTTACCAGCATTTACTTTCAATACGAGTGATGTAAAAATTACTACAATTGATAACAGACGTTATACAATGAGAGATATTGGTAAATTAGAACAAAGAATTAAGAACATAGAATTTTATACACAGTTAAGTTTGTTAGAACAACAAGCAATCAACACACAGATACAAGATGCGGCAACTGGTTTAGATAGATTTAAAAATGGTATCATTGTAGATAGTTTCAAAGGTCACAATATTGGTGATGTGTTATCTGCTGAATACAAATGTTCAGTTGATATGAGCGAAGGTGAACTAAGACCAGAACACCACACAGATCAAGTTAAGTTGATTGAGAAAGCGGCAAACGATACTGACGCTGAGAGAACTACACTAGGTTATCAAAAGACTGGTGATCTTATTACGTTACCATACACATCTAGCGAGTTTATCAAAAACCCATATGCGACAAAAAGTGTTAACTGTAATCCATTCTTAGTATTTCAATATCAAGGTGATATAGCATTAACACCTGACAACGATGAATGGTATGAAACAGAAAGAAGACCAGATTTAATTATTAACGATAATAATTTATTTGATACAATGACCGCACTTGCTGGTGGTACTAATAGTTTAGGCACAGTTTGGAATAACTGGCAAACTAACTGGTCAGGGCAATGGTCTGAAAGTGCTGGCGCACAAGCAGGTAATGTTTCTGCTAGTGCTACAGTATCTGGCACAGTTACAAGTAGAACCAGAACAGGTATCAGTAGAGAGATTACAGGATCAAACGTACAAAGAACATCGTTTGGTGATAAAGTAGTTGACATAGCATTTATACCTTTTATTAGATCACAGACTATTTCATTTACAGCAACAAGATTAAAACCTAATACTAAGGTATTTCCATTCTTTGATAATGTAAACATTACATCTTTTGTAACACCTGATGGTGGTGTAGCGGGTGGTAACTTAGTAACAAATAGTGTTGGTACTGTATCAGGTACTTTTGCTTTACCTAACACAGACGCTAACAGATTTAGAACTGGTAACAGAGTATTCAGATTAACAAGTTCATCAACAAATAGTAAGTTAGATGATGATGTTGATACTTTTGCTGACAGTACATTTACAGCACGTGGTTTACAATTAACAAAACAAGAAACAATTGAATCCACTAGAGTGCCAATTATTCGTTCTACTACAGTTACAGAAAACGAAGTAAGAAGAACAGTAGATAGAATAACTGCTGGTGCTAGTATCGAGCAAGGTCCAGCAACTCCGGCACCTAATAATCCAGACCCACTAGCACAAACATTCAAAATAGAAGATTTAGAAGGTGTATTCTTAACTAAAGTTGATTTATTCTTTAGTGAAAAAGATGACACAATACCAATCAAAGTATATCTTGTTGAAACAATTGAAAGTAGACCTGGTCAAAGAATATTACCATTCTCAGAGGTTACAGTTGCGGCCGCAGATGTTAACACATCTACAGACGCATCAAGTTCAACTACTGTAACATTCCCATCACCTGTATATCTACAAGGTGGTAAAGAATATGCTATCATACTAAAACCAAATAGTCAAAAGTATAAAGCATGGGTAAGCAGACTTGGTGATACTGACGTTGGTGGTACAAGACGAGTTACTACACAACCTTTATTTGGCTCACTATTCAGATCACAAAACGCAACATTATGGACAGACGATCAGATGGAAGATTTAAAGATGACTTTATTCAAAGCGGCATTTACAACAGGCACTACAGGCACTTTTGAAATGACTAACGATGCTTTGGCAAGTAAGACATTAGAAAATAATCCAATTGAAACAAATGCTACAGCAGGTAGTGGCACAGCATTTGGTGGTAACCCTAACATCATTAAGATCAATCATAAACATCATGGTATGAATGATAGTAAGCCTAGTAAAGTTACGATCTCTGGTCTTGGTTCAACAACTGATTTCAATGGCATACAAGGTAGTGTTATAAATGGCACACATGATATCGCTAACGTAACTGAAGATAGTTATACAATTACATTGTCTGGTGATCCAGCAACATCAACAGGTAGTGTAGGTGGTGCTGTAGTAGTAGCAACACAAGATAGAGCATTTGAAAGTGTAATGCCTAAGATTGGTATGTTAAACTTTCCTGATACTACATCAACACATAGTATCAAAACTACATCTACTCAATCAGTACATGGTAGTGAAACGGCATATGTAACAGATAGTGCGTTTACAAATATTGTACCAAACGATAACTTCTACTTTACAAGTGCGAAAGCAGTATGTTCTACTATAAACGAAACAACTCATTTGTCAAGCAATAAATCATTGTTTTACAATATTACTTTATCATCAACAAATGCTAACGTAAGTCCTGTTATTGATTTGGCTAAAACATCTTTATATGCTATACACAATAGATTAGATAGTCCAACATCTGGTAATACTACAGGGTTCGTAGCAGAAACAGATCCAACTGGTGGTAGTGCTGGTGCGAAATATGTAACTAGAGAAATAAGTTTAGAGAATCCATCTACAGCATTAGATTTAAGAGTTGCGGCAAGTATATTCCCAACATCTTCAATCGAAGTGTTTAGAAAAGTAAAAGGTATTGATGATGATAGAGAAATGAAAGATATACCTTATGTACAAATGACACAACAGAATGATGCTATACTGGCAGAAGGTAGAAGTCAATCACCTTACAGTGATACTTTCAAAACAGACTTCTTTGATTACGAGTTTAGTGAAAGTGGTATCAATGAGTTTACATCTTTTAAAATTAAGATAGTTATGAAAGGCACGAACCCAGCATACCCACCTCGTATCACTGATATGAGAGGCATAGCATTGGCAGTATAATGAGTAAGTTACAAGTAGAAGGTCATAGATCAATCGTAAGAGATACAAACTCTGGTGCGATTATCTCTACAGACAAAAGAGCATACATGATACATGTACAAAGAATAAAAGAGGCAAGACAATCTGGTGTTGATTTGAGAAATGCTGTAAGAGATATAAATAATTTGAAACAAGAAATGATAGAAATAAAAGATTTATTAAAGGAATTGGTGAAGTAAATGGCGGCAAGACAAGTAGCGGCAGACGCAACGATAGAGCAGTTAAGAACTACATTTAACACTTTATCAGCAACAGACTTTGGTGACATCTCACAATTAAGTTCTTCGATTAGTGCGAGTAACTTAGTTGCGGCGATGAACGAACTAGAGGCAGAGGTTGCTGGATTTTCTGCTAGTACAATTACATCACAAACTAATTTAGGTGCGGCACCAGCAACAGCAGACGAATTTGTAATAGTTGATGCTGACGCTGGACAATTAAAAGCATTAACAGTAGGTAATTTATTTTCATCACCTACTATCACATCACCAACACTTATATTTGAAGGTTCAACAGCAGATAGTTTTGAAACTACGATTGCTGTCACAGACCCAACAGCAGATAGAACGATTACATTACCAAATGCTACTGGTACTGTCGCATTACAAGAGGCATCAATTGACTTAAACGGAACAGAATTAGTTTTAGATGCTAATGGTAATACATCTATTACAGCAGACACAGACGATCAGATTGATATTAAAATTGCTGGTGCTGACGATTTTACATTCACTGCTAATTCTTTTAACGTTCTTTCAGGATCATCAATATTCGTTGCTGGTAATATTGACATGAACGGTAAAGAATTAATTTTAGACGATGATGGTGATACATCTATAAGGGCTGAAACAGACGATACAATAGAGTTTAAATTAGTTGGTGATGCTGATATTATATTTACAACAGGTGTAATAGAGATTAAAAATAGTGGCTCACAATCTCAACTAAGATTATATTGTGAAAGTTCTAATGCCCATTACGTGGCATTACAAGCACCTGCTCATGCTGACTTTTCTGGTAATCATACAGTTACATTACCAAATGCGGCCGCAACTTTGGCAACTACTGCTTTGGCAGAAACACTAACAAATAAGACATTAACGAACCCAGCAATATCAGGTTCAATCATATTTGAAGGTGCGACAGCAGACAGTTTTGAAACAACATTTTCAGTTGTTGATCCAACTGCTGATAGAACTATTACATTCCCTAACGAGACATTTAAAGTAAATTCATATGCGAACAAGGCAACACTTGCTGGTGATGGATCTACTACAACAATTACAGTAGGCACTGGTTACAATATAAATCAATTCTTTGTAACTATCAATGGGGTAGACCAAGAACCTACTGAAGACTTTACATATTCAGGTAGCACGATTACATTAGACGCGGCACCTGGCTCTGGTGACAGAGTAGTTGTAAGATATTAATTTTTTTATACAAGTATTTTCTTGTATAAATACTATTATAGGAGATTTAAAACATGGTTACTAGAATTAAATCAAGTCAAATAACTGACGGTACAATATTGAACGCTGACGTAAACGCTTCAGCGGCAGTAGCGGCAACTAAGATCAGTGGTTTAGCGGCAAGTGCGACAACGGATGCCACAAACGCGGCTAACATTGGCTCTGGTATTCTACCGCTAGCAAGATTAGGATCTGGCACAGCGGGTCAAGTTTTAAAAGTTGCTTCACCAGGTTCAGCATTAGAGTTTGGTTCAGCAGGAGGTATCACAGACGATACAGGTTCAACATTCAATAATCCAGGCACATTTACTGCTTCATCAGGATCACAATTCGTTGTGGCTATGGGTTGCGGTGGAGGCGGCGGAGGCGGCGGTGCCGGTTTTGGCGCTAAACCTGCCGGTAATGCTGGCACGGCATCTACTTTCGCAGGTCTTGCCGGAAACGGTGGTACTGGAGGAAACGGCGGAAACAGACAGGCTAGTTTTCCAGGAAATGGTAATCCAGGATCTGCTGGAACTCA